GGAGCAACTGGAGCAACTGGAGTTGTTCCGCCGCCGGTTCCTCCAGCTCTACCTCCAGAAGCAGATTCTCGAGTAAAGTTTTTCAACTCCGTTAGCATGTTTTTTAAAAAATCTACTGCTTTGTCACCTGCAACTTTGGTATCAAAGAGTTTATCTCTTAAATTTTGCAAGCTACCAGCTAGAAGATCTGATCCAACTTTGGATTTAGCAAATTCGTCCACACGTTGAGCCGCTTGTTGGCCAGCTTGCTGAGCCGCGGCCTCTGTGGCCTGCATCTCTCTTTGATATCTTTGCTTAGGATCTGTGCTAGGTTCTTTAGGTTTTTCAATTGCGGCTTCTTTGCGAGCTTGCTGATATGCCTGCCTATCAGTTAGTGCTGGATTTCTTGCTTTAATATCTTGAATACGTTGCCCAGTACTATCTTCTCTAGCAACTTTTTTAAAATAGTCACCAAGTGGTGTTCCATTAGCCGCGGTGGATGCAAATTGATCACTACCTCTATATACGGCAGCTTGAACTTGTGCTTTTTCCATGAGAGCTTGTCCAGCCGCCCTATCTTTATCAGTACGCCCTCTTGCAATCAAGGCGCTGGCACGTTGGAATGATGCGGCTGCAGGCCCTAACGAAGCCAAGAACATACGTTGTTCTTCAGTCGGTTTGCCACCTATGCCAATATTTGCTGAAACTTTTTGGGCGCTTTCCCCCATTCCAGATAATGCCACTTGATTGCGTACAAATGCTTCGCGCTGTTCCTCAGTCATCCTTCTCATACGAAGCATTACTTCTGGTTGTTTTAATCTCTCTTCTAACTCAGCTGTTATAGCATCTCTATTCTTGCCAGTAAGTTGCGCCTGGCTTGCTATTTCATATGCGAGCCTTGCATTAGCAACTCCTAATTTTGTTCTAAAATCTTTTTGTTCTTGTTCTGTTTGGCCAAGATTTCTAGCTCCTATAGAACCAACAGCATTAATGTTGACCAGTTCCTTATCAAGTGATTGGCCATACCCTTCAAGTTGTTTTCCAAAATCACTCTTACGGCCAACTTCTGCCATTTCGGTCAGCATCTTGCCAGTATTGTTAACACTAGATCCTAATCCTTGCAGTCCACTAGCCGACTTGGCCATCATTTTTAGGTATTCTTCGTTGGAGATCCTGCCTTGTTTCATCTGGACTGTTAGTCCGGTTGTATCTAATCCACCTAACCCTTGCTTAAAGGCGGCACTAGTATCTTGTCTACCTTTGTCTAGTGTAGTGATAAATCCTTTAAGTGGAGCAGTTAATCCTCCTCCAACACCAGCTAGATCGCCTAGCACTCCTGCGGCCACATTGGTGCTATAGGCCAGTGCGCCCATTTCTACTCTTAATTTCCATGCCGGATCCAAAATACTACCCAGTTCTTCGCTAACTTTTTTAGCGGCACTGTTTAAACTGTTAACACCATCTAGTTGATTTGCGGGTGCCGCTGCCGGTGGTGGCGGTGCGCTGTTGCCTTGAGGACTTGCTCCAGAATTGCCTTGTTGATCGTTTGGACCAGTTGCCATAAAAAAATCCTCTGAAAAGTGCGTATATAAATACTACGTATTATATTTATCTGGAGATAAAAACATGAGTTCCAACCCTTTACAACAGTATTTTAGACAGCCTAAAATTTACATCAGCTTGCCCAGCCGTGGAGTCTTTAATAAACCTGGCAGTATTCAAGGCGATACTACAAATTTAGCTGTATATGGAATGACCGGTATGGACGAAATTATTATGAAAACTCCAGATGCACTTATGAGTGGCGAAAGTACAGCCAGAGTTATATCAAGTTGTTGTCCTAGTATCAAAGATCCATGGGATCTTTCTATCTTAGATACTGAATTACTTTTTACTTCTATCAGAATTGCTACTTATGGAAACCAAATGGGCGTTACACACACTTGCCCTAACTGTAATACTGAAAACGAGTATGATATAGATTTATCTAAAATTATAGATCATTTGTCCAACTGCACATATGAAAATAAAGTGGTGTTAACTGATTTGATTATTAAAATTCAACCGATGACATATCAACAAGCCACTGACATCAATATTAAAAACTTTGCCCTACAACAAACACTGTATAAAAGCGAATCAATGGAAGATGAAACTGAGCGTAAAAAAATACTTGATGACTTGTGGCAAAGTTTAGCAGACATGCAAAACGATGTATACTTTACCAGTATTGAAAGCATTGAAACTCCGACCACCACAGTAACTGAACGCAACTATATTATTGAGTATATCAAAAATTGTGACAAGGTAGTATTTGATGCTATCAAAAAACAAATAGACGCTAACAAAGCACAATGGAAGTTTCCTGGATTCCCAACTAAATGCGGAACATGCAGTACAGAAACCACTGTTAATATAGACTTAGATCCTTCAAGTTTTTTCGAATAAGCCTAATTGGATTAACAGACGAGAAAATACAAGAACGTCTAATTAGGCTAGATAAAGAAATTGCTGTGTTCAAAGAAGAACTATTTAGAATCAGCTGGTACATGCGAGGCGGTGTAACTGTAAATGACTTATTACATGTGTTTAGTCACGATGACCGCAACGCAGCCTATGCTATAATAAAAGAAAATATCGAAGCTACAAAAAATACCGGAATGAATTTAGTTTAAGGTTGTTCGCCAGGCTTAACCATTTTCAAACCGCCGGTCTTCGCATTTCTCCAAGCACTACCTTCAGGATTTTCATAAACAAAAATCCAATCTCCCACTTGCTGGCCTTCTCTCCAACCAGACGGACTAGTAGAGCCCGAACCAGTAGTCCGAGGTTTGTCAGTAGAGACTGTACTGGCAGGGTCAGGCTGAGGACCACTTGGCTGAGTAGAATTACCATTAGTGGAACTAGTGTCTGCTCCGGGATTATTAGTAGTTTGCCCTGTGTTAGTGTCTCCATTTGAAGTACTCGTGCCGGCAGCGGCAGCGGCACGTTCTGCATCAACACGTTCTTTTGAAGTACTAGTTACAGATTTGTATTTTTTATCTGCGTAGTCTCCTACTGCTTTTACAGCATTTTTAGCTGTAGTAGCTGGATTAGTTGTTACTACATCGCAAGCCTTTAAAAATAATCCTTTAAGTATATTCCAAAAACCAACATAAGTAGCATGTGCTCCAATAATAAGAGCTGACCAATTTACACCTAAACTTTTTGCAGTTTTAATCCACTCGCTATCTGTTTGTAACGTAGAATGGGCGTCATCCCACACACCTTGAGCTAGCTGTTTATGTCCGTCTTGAACAATTAGTCTTATTATTTCTAACTGATTTGCAATTTTTATACTATTCCAAGTAGTAATACTCCAAGCGCCTTCGCCAACTTTGGGCAAGAATGTGCCGATACCAGCGCCAAACAATTTGCCTGCCGCGAGTGTAAGTAAAAATTCAGCAACCACTGCCACAAATGTTGATTCTAATACTTTTAAATTGTGTTCATGCCGTTCTGTAACAAAGGCTTCCAGTTCGGCAGGAGTGCTTTGTTTTCCTGCTTGATACGGTGGCACCATTCCAAGTTGACGCCACTCTTCAATTTTGTACTCGTCATCCCAGAAGTTTTGAAAAGCAGGAAGGATAATTTCAAGTCCAGCGTATCCAAATATGCCAGTCCAGTATACCATTTTACCTTTTGACAAGGCCTTTTTAGTTGCATCCATCATACTTGATACTTTGGCAGCCCTTTCTGTTTTCATTGCGGACTTTTCTGCTGTCTTGATTTCTTTAGGAGCAATCTCAGCTATTTTCTTTCTAAATTCAGGATCATTTGCCCATACACTATCAGCGTATTCTCCAGCTGGAGGTTTGATGAGTTTGCCATCAGGGCCACGTACCATTCTATTGCTTTCAGATTTTTCAAGTTTAGGAGCGATCCATGTTTCAAAATCGTCAACTGGTGCGCCTATACTTTTACGTGATGTGGAATATTCAACATAATCTTTTAAAACTTTATCAGCAAACATCTGTTCTTCTTTGCTGGGGAATTTTTTTAATATTGCGTCGCCAAATCCACTGACAAATTTTCCAACAAGACTATCGCGAAATTTACCTTCGCTCAGTTCGTGATCTGTCTTAATGATATCTATTGCTTTCATGTGTATATTTATGACTCTTTGCAGATGAACTACGTTCATCTGTTCTTCGCTTTTCAGCTCGAACTATTCTAGCAGTTGAATAGTATAATTTAGTGCGAAGCACTTTAAATATTATCCAGATCGTTCAGTCACACTTTGCCCTGGCGGGCAAAAGTGAAAAAACATTATCCGAGTCGAACATGTTCACCTAGCAGTACTGCATTACAGTGGCGGTCATCCGGTACCACGAGCAGAGTCTTTATATGACGGCGGGCTCCATGCATCTGCTAACACACATGAAACCGTGGGGCTACAACCCCTCTTTTAGCCTTGAAAATTCTTGCCAGTAAATCAAACGGGTTTGCGGCATATCCCATCATCGTCCTGTAAAGGATAGTGATTTACAGCTCTGTCACCAAGCAGAGATTACCTTGCCGCCACACATCAGAGCGGATTCGGGGCACAATTACAACGCCTGTGCGGGCTTATTTGGTGATTTAAGGGCCTGATTTATTATGATTTGAGTATATGTGAACCATGTACACGCACTTGAATATGACCATTATAATAGTCTTTTGATTCAAGAACTCTGCGACTAAACTGTTCACGAGCCTCTATATAACTGCATTCTGCCTTGCTTTGGCAGTAGAAAAGTATTTCCCTACTGAAGCATTCTGGACCTAACTGCGCAACGTCCTTGCTCAACTCCGGGCTGGAACCATAATAGTCCCGCCAATCGCTGTCAATTTTCGTGCGGATTTTCTTTTTTTTCTTAGTGCCGTTTTTTAATTTTACTGTTTTATAAGTAGTTTTAGAAAATTTTGCTAGTTTTTTGCCTATGTACATACGCCCTGTAACGGTGTTTGTTATAATATAAACAAACCCAACACACGTTTCGGGCAGTGATTCTACGATTTCATTTTGGTATGACCAGGACATTAACTATGTAGTTTATTCTGTCCCACCCGCCCCTGCCTTTTGGTTTGCCTTACGTGCCGATTTTTCCCTATCCAGCCAAACACGATACTGTTGTACATGTTCGCGCCGTTGCTTTGCTATGATACGAATCTGCGCTAGCCAGTAGCGCATGTTCTCCCCAGCTCTGCGAGTGCCTCTAGATTGCCAGTCTTGATTTGCCTTAAAATATTCCTTAAAAGCCCGCATGAGTAGTTCATGCGACTCTTCATTTTGATAATCAACAGGCTCTACATGCTTGCTCATTACTCAGTAACTTCTAAATCCGTAGCATACGACGTATAGCCGTTTTCCTTAACAACTTTTAGTACATTGTTCACACGTCCGATTAATTCATCCTTGTGACTAATTAGGAAAATGTTCTTCTTACGTTCACGAGCCATCTTTTTAAGTATAGCCAGTGCGCCTTCAACTCCTGCGGCATCTAAGCCGTTGTCAATAAGTTCGTCTACAAACAACAAATTAATCTGTTGATATAGACTTTCCCACACATCACGGAAGCTAAAAGATAATCCTAAAATTAGTCTGTTACGTTCGCCCCGCGACAAGTTGTCAAAGTCCAAGTCTTGCCCTAACTGTGTGATCAATACTGTGAGGTCATTTTGGAAAGCCACAGTGTGTGGCAAGCCCATCTTGTCTAGATAGTAGGTCAAACGATTGTTCAAGTATGCCAAGTTTTGATCGATGATTTTCTTGCGAATAAATGAATCTTTGCTGGTCAGCAGTTTAAGTAAAAACTCTTGATGTTCTCGTAAACTGTTTAATTGATTAACTCGGTCCCACGAGATTTCCTGGAGAGCAGTGTCAGTTAGTTCGTCGATTTGTTCTTGATAATGATCAGTTTCTCCGGCTTTGATAGTCAGCTGAGTTTCCAAGGTTTTGAGATTGTTCTGATGTTTTAGTGCTTGCTCAACAGTATCATAATAAGTTTCTGGCCGCTGTGTGACTTCGCCAATGAGAGCGATTTCACTAGTAATCTTAGCAAGGTCAGTGTTGACTTTGTCTAGATACTTTTGTGCTTCTTCAATGTGACGAGTAGCTTCAGCTGTCATTTCTCCATGCTTATGGTCATGGAGATCTTGTTCACAAGCGTGACACTTTTTGTCTTGCAGTTTAGCAAGCTCGCCAGCGTACTTTTTTACGCTTCGCTCCGCTTGCGCTGTCGCGCTATCTAGCGTGGCCCGCTCCTTATTCAGGCTTTTCAGCTTGGCCGCTTTCTCGTCATAGACTTTTAACTCGGCATGTTTAGCCAGCTCTTCGTCAATATCTACACTTTCAAGTTCAATGATAGCACGGCCAATCTTTTCTATTTCTTGTTGATGTTGATTGTTCCAAGCACTTTGTTTGGTCAGCAGATTATCAATACTCTTTTGAATATTTTCGTTGGACTTCTTTGCCGCTTCGATATCTGCTGACTCTTGGGTAATGGCATCTTTAGTTTGCTTTACCAGCTCTTTAAGCGATTCTGCCTTTTCGCTTAGTAGTGTAATACCAAGTAATTGCTCAATAATAACTCGCTGGTCGTTAGCCCGCATGCTTAGGAATGGCTCTGTATAAGTGTTCAGCGCAACAATGTGCTTGAACATGTCGGGACTCATGCCTAGTAACTCATCTAAGTCCTTTTGCGTTTCACGCATGTCGCCTTGTGCATCATCAGTTTCTTCAGTTTCTTGTGCTTGATCGTTGACAAAGAACTGTAGTACGTTGGGTTTTCGCCCACGTTCAATACGATAGTCCATGCCGTCTTTTTCAAACGCCAGTGTAACTAACATATTTTTATTGTTAATCTTATTGATAAGATTATCTTTTTTAATGTTAGTTAATGCATTGCCAAATAGTGCATAGCTGAGCGCATTTACAATAGTAGTTTTACCTGTACCATTACGGCTACCATTATCATCTCCACCTTGATCTAAGTTTTCACCCAGAACAAGTGTTAGATTTTCTTGCGCAAAATTCACAGCTTGGGTTTGATTACCCACGCTCATAAAATTTTTAACTGTTAATTCTTTAAGTTTAATCATAAGCTGTTATAGATTTCCAACAAGATATTTTTGTCAAATTGATCTGACTCGATGCTAACAATTTGACTGGACACAATTTGATCAACACTTTCAAATGATTGAATATCAATGTTGGTATTAATTTCTAAATCTTTCTTTTCCGCAATTAATGTAAGTTCGCGGATATCGTGTTTTTTAATAAATGTTTCTTTAATAAAACTAGCTTCTTCAAAACTGATATCAATATCCAATGTAACACGTAAATGCTGTTTAGGTTTGATAATTGTATCTTCTTCGTCAATAAGCTGACTTAATTTTACAGTTCTAAAAGTTGGCTGATCGGGCCAAGCGTGATACTCGGGCTCCCCACCCCATTCTAAAATCATCATGCCTCTATCATCGTCCCATGCATCTGCATAGTTGTGCGGAAATGCATTGCCAATATAGATCATGTTCTTTTGTTGCTGACGTTTGTGAAAATGTCCGCTGAATCCTAATTCATATTTCTGAAAACTATCCAGTTGAATCTCGCCATGATCCGGCATTTGCACCATGGCGTTCATAAAGAAGCTGGGCAGTTCAAAGTGTCCAAAGATGTACTTACCGCCTTTCTTGCTGATTGATCGCCACTCATCGCCCACAAGCCACGGACACATTGTGACATCTCCAATAGTAGTAGGCTCATGTACCACAGTGATACCAGGTATATATTTTCCAAACTCCACACTGTGTATGTCTCTTTTATCTTTATAGTACAAATCATGATTGCCAGGAAAGAAATAGAAGTTATCAAACGCCTGCCCCAACTTTTCCAAGGCCCTAAGACTATAATCCATTGTAGTAATATTAAGGCTATTGCGGTTATGATGCCAATCGCCCATAAAGATACCTGTATCACAACCCGCCTCCTTTGCTCGAGCAATGTACCAATCAACAAAGTCTTCGCAGTCTTGATTGTGTATACTGCTATTAGATTTTAATCCAAAGTGAATGTCGGTAAAACATGCCACTTTTTTAAATAAATTACTCATTGTCTGCTTCATACCTTTTAACAGCGGCCGCATGTTCTCCAGCACCAGTACGGCTATAACTTGGGTTCATACCGTTGATTTCTAAAATGTCGTCACGAATATTTTGATTACGTTTTTCAATATTAATAACACGAACAAAACTATTAGTAACAGCGGCAGTAAAGTACGCAAAAGGATTATCGGATTTTGATTCATCAAATTGTAGTCCAATCTGTGTTAACTGCAAAATAGCTTGTCCTTTCATTTCATCATTGTAAGTATAGCCACGAACGTTGCCGCGAGTAGCATATCTCTCACATAATTTTAACATCATTCGTGCTAGAGTTGGAGTAATTTGGCCAGCATCTTTGTCAAAGTGTCCTGTATCTAAAGGACCCTTCCAATGACTTTTCCCCACACAGATCAGTTCATCTGTATCGTTAAATTTC